CTCAGCAGTGGTGTGTGTGCCGCCGTATGGCGATATGTGCGCACAGCTAGTCGCGTTAGTCCCGGGTGACGGGGACGTAACGGTGATCAGAGCAGACCGAGCAGCAGGCGTCGAGTGCACCGAATTCGAGCATACCCCGTCTTATGCACTCAGCCTCGCTGCGAACGACATCCTCGCCACACTCACGACAGGACGTATGACAGAGATGCAGGCCTTGTTTCGCGGTGGCTCGGGACCCGTCTGGCTAACGCCCCGCTCCTTGTTACTACGTACTCTCCATTCGTCTCTGGGCGCATACCTTCAAGCAAGCACGAGCCCTATCCTATTCAAGCTCTTCATGTACTGCTCTAACCACTACCCTCGCCTGGGCATAGAGGCCGCGTCTATTATGGACAACCTCCGCCAGTACACAACCGACGACCATCCACTCTACGGTGGCCACTGGTGGCCACTCAGTGAGGACGCCTCGATAGAACAGCCCGTTGTGCAGTGCCGTGCGGTTACGCTGGATGATTTCTCCGCATACGTGACGGGAGGACAGGTGTGGACGGCGGACTTTTCACGCGAGACCTGGGGCCGGGAGACCGCAGTTGTGCCCGTGCGGAGCGACTTCCTAGCGCATGGCTCGACAATGGCCTACTGGGCTTTAGCTCACCTCCAATATCCTTACCAGGGGTCTAGAGTTACCGTCGTGAGCTCTACAGAGGGACGCGGCACCCACGCCGCAGCCCATAAACTCACGGCTGTCCCGCTAGCACCATCGTGGACCTTCTGTGAAGGGCCGCACAAATGTGTGCTATTCGTGGTCGTGGATGCAGTCAGTGACGCGCGACAAGTGACACTGCAGGTAGGTGGCGTGACTTTGAATTGCCAAGCACAGTCACCGCGTAATGGCGCTTCGGTCGACATTGGTCCTGAGCTCACGGCAGCTCTCGCGGATGCAGCCTTGCAGTTGAGTGGTCTGGCTGCTGCACTGCGTATGTGGACGGACCTATACGGTTCCCGCGACGACGCGCTTTCCGCTCTCATTGCAGCCGCCGACGTCTTCCGCTGGTACAAACAATCATGTGGTCGCGTCGACGAGCTGGGCACATTCCCAGTCGCGCCAGATGCCGACGGCTGCCTGACTGGAATAGTCCCTCCGATGACGGCGTTCGACGTCACGCTGCTACGCAAGTGTGCGGGCTCCAGTACCGCCGCGCTGACGCAGTCGCTATCGTACTACTCCGATGTCAGCCGCCCGCGTGGCGAGTGTCACCTGCGCTCCGCGGACCCGATCTCTCTGGTTGCGATCGCGGCGGGCCTATTCGTGCCTACGACTCCTTACGGCTACCTTGAGCCTTCACGCGTCGTGCAGTGTTGTGACGTCCTCAACGCACGGTTGATGTGGGCTGTCGAATGCGAGGTGTGGTCTACAGGGCTAACGCTCGATGATCTGCATTGTCCAGGCGCTGACGCAGACCGCGTGCTCCTCTCACAGGCTGCATGGAAGCGCATCTTCGCTCGTTCTCAAGCGCGCATCGCGGGCGTCGCCAGCT